TTAATAATAATATGAGACATTCATATCAATCAGTTATTGATATTTAGACTTCTAATCCAGTACCTCCTTCTTTGGGAGATAAGAACAACCATTTTAATTTTCTATTTTTAAGTCCTGGATTTTGAATAACTTCTCCAGGAGGTTTGTCTGGATTTACATATTCTCCACCAACAATAGGCATATTACTTCTTACAACATTTGGTGGCCCTTGTGGTGCAGGGTTGTCGCCGTAATTACGATTTGTTTTGGCGGATGGGTCTCTGTTAGGAACATATTCAGGTTTTGTATTTGCTGAATATTTTTCTAATCCTTGATATGTTCTTAAACTATATTTTTTACTAAGATCGCCACCAGGTAATTGTTCGTGCCAACGTTTACGTCGAACAATTGGGCCTAATTTGCCCATCTCCGATATAAACTCTTTAAACGTCTTCATCGTTTTCTAAGATCAAACTGTTTTAGTTTTTGATTTAGCTTTCGCCTGAGGGAAACCTCTGGTTTTCATCCAATATTGCAAAGCATCTTGTTTAATACTTGGTGGTATGAGAGGCATTTGATTGGTAGGACCAGCACTACCAGGAAGTACGTCATTCAAGTAATTTCTATAAAATTTTGAATCTGGTGCAGCTTGTTCGCAAAACTCTTTAAACGTCTTCATCGTTTTCTAATTATTTAGTTATAACCAGCCTGAAACTTGTGCCACTCAATAGAGTTCTTGATCTGATAAGTTCTATTAGAAATCTGTTTGAGAATACTTTCAAGATACAGAATCATCACATCATAGTATTCAATTTTCATTGAGGCTTCTGAGAGTTTCTCATCCGCGTCCAAGTATTTTTGCATAGTGTCCTTATCCCTGATTTTTTTAGGGAATGGATTCTCCACATAAACATCAGGATCCGCTTTTCCACTAAAGTACTCATAACGATCGTGTCGAATGTTACGTTGAAGTTGTTTAGCCTTTGCCCTCAACAAAATGAGATTGTTCATCATCTCGTGATACTTTGCGTGTAGTTGAGGAACTTTGATAGACTCTTCGTGCATTTTATCAATGTCGATCTTGGAATCTTCTTCCCACATCGACTGAATCATTTCAAGATTTAGAATCATCTAGGATCGCCAAGTGTCGGTTTATTATCTATTCTAACACCATTCTTATCAGTAATCTCAAAGATGGTATATTTGAAGGAAACCTGTGCAGTGAAATATGAGTAGTCTCTGTCTGCAACATCAAATTCTAAAGTGGACAAAGAAATTGGAAAAACATCTTTGAACTTGACTTGAATATTGGGTTGGAAGTTACTGTTGAGAATCTGTAGAGTCGCATCAGAAAACTCAAAGTATCTTGGATCGGTGATACCAATATCTTGAACTCTGGAATATGGATCTTCTTTCTTCAGATTATTATACTGTTCAATCGTTTCTGGATATCCAAGGCCAGTAATCCACTTATAGATGGAAAGATAGTTCTCCATCTGTTCATCGATTAAGAATCTAAGACTCAAGTCATCATACAGAACCTTATCCCCTGGTACAGCAATATCTTTCAAATAGGTTGGTTGAACTGCGGTTCCCATATTGATTGCGGGAATGTTTGCAGCCTGACAAAGGAAGTCAACCTTTGGTGCTTTTGAAAGAATGAATTTGAATCCAACAGGAGACATATAGTTCCTATTGGATATCTGTTTTGCAAATGGTGTCTGAGACATTATAAGTTTTAGAATTATTTAGATAAAAAAAGGGACCCTTTCGGGTCCCTCACTTCCTTCACACGGATGGAAGAGATTATATCACATAAGGTTGGTAACGGCAACACGTCTGTAGTAACGGTTGCTGTTAACGGTAAGAGTACCGTTGCCTTGGTTTGTGCCCTGTGAGAAGGGGTTCTCGACCATGCCGTAGCGGGTCTTAAAGCCGATCTTGGGCTGGAAGGTGTTCTCCCCGACGGCACGTACCATCTGCAGGGGAACGTAAGGGCAGTAGAACAGACCTGCGTCATAAGGGGAAGCACCCTTATAACCGATGACGTAGTACTGGGTGGCAGCACTGTTGGCAGCATAGGGGTCGATGTAGACTCTATACTTACCGTTGATAACACCAGCGAAGGTGTTACCAGTGTCGTCAACGTTCAGGTTAGCGTTGAGGGCAGGGGTGTAATCCAGAACACCAGCCATGGTCAGTGCTGAAGCAACGTCAGCAGAGCACATGATGATGTTGCCCTTTCCTCTACGAGTTCTCTGGGCGATAGCGTTAGCGTCGCGCTCGATTTGGAACAGCAGACCCTTGAACTTTTCAACCGACCAACGACCGTTGGAGTCAACGTCCAGGTTGAAAGTACCAGCTTGAGCAGTGTTGACCTGAGCACCAGACTCAGCAACCTTGTAGATGGTACGGATGACTTCTCTGTTGATCTCAGCGAGGATCTCAGTGGAGAGAATGTTTGCCAGTTCGGCTTCGGCGTTCAGACCGTGGATAGCCTTGAGGTCTTGGGCGAGTTCCAGTGAGTACTCAGCCTTCAGAGCGCGTGACTTGGCGGTAACGGTGACTTTCTCGATCGAGAAGGCCATTTCGTTGAACTGCTGAGCATCGGTTGAACCGAGGTTCTCAGCGTCATCGGTACGCATACCCTGACCTACGGCGTAGGCAGCTTGGGTAGCGGTGGATGAGGGGTTCAGTGCACCAGGGTTGGTGCCGCTCTGAGCGGTAGTACCCAGACCAGTTGCACCATCAACGAATCCGCTGGTGTTGTTGAAGGCGGAAGACTGACCAGAGAATGCAGAATCGGGCTCGTTGAACAGAGCTTCGGTTCCCAGTCTACGATCGGCGTTGGTGCCATCAACGTAACGTGAACGCATCGCAAAGATGAGTCCAGTAGGAGCGTTCATTGGTTGAACGCCAGCCAGGTCATAAGCGACCAGGTTAGGCATTGAACGTCTGATCAGGGAGATCAGAACGGGGTCGAAACCAGCAACAGGACCAGCAGCAGTAGCAGCACCGGTGTAACCACCGTTACCGACTGACATTGTTGGGGCTTCCGACAGGAAAGCTTTTTCTTCTGAGAGGAATCTCTCTTGGTTCTCCAGGAGTTGGGCTGTTACAGCTTTACGATGGGAATCCTTGATAGGATCAAGACCCTCGTGATTGAGGAGGGGTGCCCACTTCTCCTGCAGATGCTCGTTATTGAACATTTGCGTTTACCTTTTGTAAGTGTGTTTAGTTTATAATATTAAGTTCACTTTTGAACTGACTTGGACAGTACCTGCATATAAGCAGCCATAGTGTTGGTAACATTATGGTCAACTTGTTCGGTCAGGACTTCCGACTCACTTCTTCTTGGAGTAGCCTTGAAATATGACTCCTTGAGGGTAGTCAGCTTCTCCTTATAAGATTCTTCACTTTCAAACTCAACACCTTCGGCAAGTGAAGCGAGCTTGTCTTTCTGAGTAGTCGTCAGACCCTCAGAGACATCAGAAAGGATACCATCAGCAACCGACTCTGCGAGGCGCTTGTTGAGGGAGATATTTCTTTCGATTTGCTCGTTGAGTTTTGTCTCCATTTCGTCAAGTTTGTCTACCATACTCTCGACAACATCATATTTCTCTTCAGGGATAGTTACATAATGTTCTTCAAAAAGACCTCTCATTCCCATCAGGAATGATTCGGTCATCTCAGTTCTCAGACCGTGCTCGATCTGGAGGGCATTTTCGGTTACCCACTCATCGGCAACGTACTCCAAATAGGAGTCAACGCGCTCGACGAGTTCGCCCTTCATTGCTTCAACTTCTTCGATAAGTTGAGCTTCGTATCTTTCTTCCAGAGCTTCTTTGATTTCAGTTACTTTTGAAATCAGAGCAGCTTCGAAAATGGTTTTGGCTTTTTCTCTAAACTCTTCGGAGAGTTCTTCGCCACCGAGGAGGGCATTTACGTCCTCTTCGATATCGATATCAGAAACCTCATTGGTCTCTTCTTCTACTTCTTCTGCTACGGCTTCGGTTTCAACTTCTTCCGATTCGGCAACGATTTCCTCTTCGGCTTCAACTTCTTCCTTTCTAGTCATAACACCCTTTACAGAAGCAAGGTTTCTGGCGTGAGCACCATCAGGTACACCAGCACCAGCATCAGTGCCAAGTTTGGCGGAATCGTCATCGGGACGATAGTTTTCTGGAGTAGGACCGCCGAGATTCTCATAAGGCACACCACCCAGTGTAGTTGG